CCAGCGGCTTCGGCCCTGATCCTGACGACCCCAACTACCAGACCCGCACCGTTATCTGACATGGATTTGGTCAACCAGCCGCCGCACTACCGCCAGGGCGAGATCGAGTGCATTGATGCGATCGAGGCCGCACTGACGCCCGACGAGTTCCGCGGCTACTGCAAGGGGAACGCGATCAAGTACATCTGGCGCGAGCGGCACAAGGGCGAGGATTCACTGGCCAAGGCGCAGTGGTATCTCGCCCGGTTGCTCGGCACACTGGGGCCATGAATGGATCACACCTGGCAGGTCTGAACTTTTGGGAGCGCCTGGCGGTTGCGCTGCTGGTGCGCAGTCCGCGGACCAGCCTGCTGGTGGTGAAGGAACGCGACACCTCGATCGTGTTCGTTTCAGCCGATAGAACCGACCCAGTGGCGAGCTATGTCGTCTCGGGTCTTCAAAACCCCGATCCGGCGTGCATGGTTTTGGAGCGGATCTACCACGCGCCAAGTTTTGGCGAGGCGGAATGATCAGCCTGTACGGCGGCCGGTTGCTTCTCTTCTGCGATCGGGCCGACCGTACCTGGCGCGCCCGCGTGGTACTTGGCCCGAAGGCTGAGCACCAGCTTGAGGGCGACACCGGCGCCATCCGGCTGCAGGATGCGATGCTGCGCGCGCAGTCGATCTACCAGATGGCACGTGCCAAGATCCGGCCGGACGATGCGCCGCGCATGTGCTGGGACTGCATTCAATGGGAAGCAACGCGCAAGGGATGCGGTCTTGATTTCCCCGAAGCGCGGCAGAGCGGCGGCCGTTTTGCGGCACGCTGTGAGCTGTTCGTGCTCGATCGGCCATGAGTGACCCGGTGGTGATGAGCCGGCTGGATCGAGACGGTGGCTGGATCGAGACGTTGGAGCCAGCCGGTGGTGGTGAGTTGTACTACCGCAGCTGCGCCGTTGGAGTGTGCCGCTATTCAAGCGACCTATGGCAGGCCGAGCTCCATCTCAACCACCTGCTGACGCGCTAGGTTTCACCTGCCATCCACCGCACGATCGCCCACTCGCCGAGGGATGACCAGAACGGCTGTTCGCGATACCAGTCCACCCATGGCTTGTGACCTTTCTGGCTGTTGCACATCAGGCAGCAGCTGACCAGGTTCTCGCGGACGGTCAGGCCGCCGTAGACCTTGGGGACCACGTGATCAAGGGTGGGACTGCGACCGAGCGGATCGCCGCAGTAGGCACACTCGTAGTTCCAAGCGAGGTGGATCTGATCACGGGCCGAGCGGCGGGTGACCAGGCGGGTGCCGTCAATGTGTGCTTTTTCCACCGAGATCGAGCGGCAGGGGCAATGCCTCAACTGAAAGGTCGAGGATGTCGTCGTCGTTGCCGATGTGCTCTGCGATGCGGCTGTAGAGATCAGCCGGCAGCTCTTGGGGGTCGGTGTCGGAGCGGTAGATCACCTTGGCGGTGATCTCGATCAGGAAAGCCTGCATGGGATGACCGCCGCTTGGCCAACGGTAACGGACGCGACCTGATCGGCTGGAGTGTGACGGATTGTGAACAGGCTGCCTTGAGCGGGGAGGGTGCGCTGCGGGTGGTGTAGGATTCACACATCAACCGCACCGGACCGATGATCTTCTCCACCGCCGCCCTCGCCGCTATCACCGCCGCTGGCATCACCAGCCCTTCCGACCAGCTGATCGCTTGCGTCACCTTTACCACCGAAGTGATCCGCTGCGGCACCGGCTGCTCCATCGAGGCCGCCGCCGCCGAAGCCTTTGCAACCTGGGCCGACCTCGCCTGACCCTTAACGGGCCGCTTCGGCGGCCCTTCCCCCATGCCCAAGCTCGACCCCGACTACGACGACATCCCCGAGGACGAGGATGATGATGACCAAGACGACGACCGTGACCACCCCAGCCTCACCGCTGCCGAACGCAACCCATCCCTCAAATGACCTACATCCTTGACCTTGGCCTCTGGCACGTTGGCCCGTTCCCGACCCACATCGCCGCGCAGCACTGGGCCGAATCCCATGGCGTTGAGAATTACCGGATGATCCCTCTGGATGATCCGGCCGAAGCGCCTGCTAAGGTCATTCGCTACCGCCAAAACCGAGCATAAAAAAGCCCGACGTCATGCACCGCCGGGCTTGGTGTCTCCACCTGCACAGGTTAGCCCTTGCTTGCCGTGACGGCCTCATCCATGTTGTAGCGCCCAGTCACCGCATAGGTGCGGGCCGGGATGCCATCCATCTTCTGGAACACCATCTGGCCGATCTTCATGCCAGGCCAGATCGCGATCGAGTGATAACGCCGAGCGTTAGTAAGCTCCAGCGTCAGCCTGCTGCCATGCCACCCTGGATCGCAAAAGCCAGCCAACAGGTGCTCGAGGCCTTCCCGTGCCCGGCTGGACTTAAGCACGAACTGAGCCGCGATGAAGTCCGGCAGGTTGAAGATCTCGCGGGTTTCCGCCAGGCAGAACTCACCCGGCGCCAGCCAGTAGGGATCGGCCTGGGTGTAGTGGGCGATGCCAAGGATCTCGAGCTCATGACGGTACTCCACCTCGACCATCAGCCGGTCTCCCAGCAGCACGTCGATGCTGGCCGGGTTGACCAGATCAGGATCAAATGGCACCACCATCGCGTGCTTGCTGCACAGGTGGTGGATCTCGTAGTCGGGCAGCGGCACAAGCTGATCAGTGAACCACCGATAAAGTTAGGTGGTCGCCCAGATCGCAGCAAACGCAGATGGCAACGATTCGCCTGGCTGATGCCGCCAAGCACTACAAAGAGCAACCGCATCAGCTGGCGGCCTGGAACGCGCTGCAGCAGGTCCTGACCACCAAGGAGGTGGAAGACTTTGCCGCTCTGTATCGGGCCGCCCCTGCGGTCAAGCCATCACCCACCAGCAACCCGCTCTCGGTGCGGTGGCAGAGCCAGCTCGACAACAAATCCGGCACCGGTTACCGGGAGTGCTTCAGCTCGAGCTGTGCCATGCTCGCGATGCACTGGAACAAGGTGGCGAATGATGACGCCTACAACGCGATCCGCGCGAAGTATGGCGACACCACCGACGCGCAGGCTCAACTGCTGGCGCTGCGCAGCTTGGGCCTCAAGGCCAACTTCCACACGGATGGCACGCCGATCAAGCTGGAGGCCGAGATCAATGCTGGCCGGCCTGTTGCTGTGGGCTGGCTGCACCATGGTCCGGTGTCTGGCCCGTCTGGCGGTGGCCACTGGTCCGTCGTGATCGGTTACACGGCGACAACCTGGATCCAGAACGATCCAAACGGTGAAGCCAACCTAACCGGCGGTGGCTACACAGCCAACACCAACGGTGCTGGGGTGGTCTACAGCCGCAAGAACTGGAACCCCAGGTGGATGCCCGGGGGAACCGGCGGCTGGTATCTCAGCGTTTCACCAGCGGGGTGATGACACCAGCCAGGATCTCGACGGCCCGGTAGAGCTTGACAGCCATCCTGCTGTAGCGGCCCAGGGCCTCGTCGTCCTTGGGAGTGGGGGTGAGGTTGACGATCGCCACCGCGGCGCCATGCACGGCGATGACAACGGCGACGTATTCAGCGATCCGATCCATCGACGTCAGTGTGGGCGTGCTTCCAGCGTAGCCACACGCTGCTCCACCCCATTCAGCCGGGAAAAAGTCTCCTTGCGATCGGCACGGATGTCGGTGTGCATGACCTCGAGCTGCGTGGCGATGTGCTCCACGGCAGCCGTGAGACGGATGACGGCATCGCGGGCTTCGTCGTTGCGCTTGGTGAAGCCCATCGCGCCCATGGCGGCGACGGAGATCGACGCTCCAGCAATCGCAGCGATGATCTCGATCATGCGGTCATCTTAGCGAGGCTACGCCCAGGGGACACCAGCCGCCTTAGTGGGAGCCGCCTGTTCATCAAGTTGGGATTGGAGGGCAGTTTCGATCGCGGGCACGTCCAGCTTGGCTTGCACCCAGCCGATCACCAGCTCAGGTGTCAGGTCAGCGTAGGGGATCACGTCGCCCTCAGGCTGCTCCAGGCCGATGGAGCCATAGGCAGAGCTGGCGTAAATGCCATCGTTGGCGGCAAGGGTCCAGTGGACGGTGTAGACGATGCCGTCAACCGTGGTGCGCTCGCAGGAGGCAATGGCCCAGGTGTAGGTGGTCATGGTGGTGTGGTGGTGGGTAGTGGCGTTGACTACGCGCCCTTGAGGGCAGCTACATCAGCCTCCAGGGCTTCGATGCGTTCCTTACTTTCCTTAAGCGCAGCAACCAAGAGAGGGATTACGTCTGTGTACATAAGACCAAGGCCGGATTCATCATCCTGTGATCCACTTACCGCTTCTGGCAATACTTTTTCTACATCTTGGGCAATCAAGAAGGATCGGCGTTTGCCCTGTAAATCTATTTTATACCGGCCTATCACAGCCCTAAGAGTAGATGTTTTGTTTAAAGCATCAACAATAGGCTCAATAATGACCTTGTGGTTTTCATCAGATAAACTACCCCAGGATGTTCCGCCGTTATCAAGGTAAACACCAGCAGTCCCACTAACTATATTTATACGCCTTGAATCAGCCCCGCCTCCCCGCTCAAATCCAATCCATGCAAGAGAAGTTCCCGAATACTCAAAAGACAGTCGAGCATGTTCGGTATTAATTGTTGACCCGCTGCCATTTCTAAATCCTAATTGAAAATTTGCATCTGATGTGCCATTCGCAAAATAAGCACGTCTTAGGCTAGCTGTTGTATTATTTCCGCAGGTTATTAAACCGTCGCTCCCAATCCTCATCCTCTCCGTAGGACTAGCCGCGCCATCTGCCGTAGTGGAGAACACTAGGCGGCCTGGCATGTCGTTAGCGCCGGGGGTGGCGTCTACAAACGCTTCAATAGATGCCGCTGGCACCATATTTGTTCCATCAGCACCTTGAAAACTGATTCGCCCAATACGGTCGTCGCTTGTGGTTCCGTTTACATATTGAAGAACTGCGTAAGCGGTGCTTCTAGCTTTTGCAAGAATTAAAGCATTTCCATCAGCGGTTGCATCATTTCTTGTAATAGATAATGATGCTGTTGCAGTTGAGTTTCCTTCAATTTGGGTTAAAGCACTCGCACCCCCTGCAAAGAAAAGGCCACGCGCACTAGACGTGCCAACTAAAAAACGACCTGAACTATCGAATCTGCCGCGCTCATTGTTTCCGTTAGTTCCAAACAGCAAAGCCCCTTGGTTGGCTCTAATTGCATAGTCAGTATTGGCTCCTGAAGTTAATGCGCCACCACCGGCGGCACCGATATAAGCAATGTCACCACTACTATTGTGTTTATGCGTAATGTAATTATTTGCAGCCGTAGTTGACTGGATTCGCATACATTCGCTAGAGCCGGTAATTTCAATGCTTGCCAGGGGCGCAGTAGTGCCAATCCCTACACGCTGTGATGAATCAATAGATAGAGCAGTTGAACTGTTGGTTTGAAGGCTAAGTTTGTTTGGGCCACCGGTTGCATTAATTACCGAAGTACCTCCACCAGCAGCCTGAATGTTAAGAATGCCAGTGTAAGCGCCATCAGAACCCCTAAGTGTAATAGTTGGATTGCCTGAACCAACTACATCTAAAATAGTGCCAGGTCCAGTAGTTCCTATGCCTACAAGGCCTGCGGAGGAAACAAACACCCGGTTAGTGCCACCCGTCGCAATCCCAATCTGGTCTGCACCAGGGCTGTAGATGCCGGTGTTGGTGTCGCCTGATACGGCAATGCCCGGCAGTGCTGCGGTACCTGCGGTGACGGCTAGAACGCCTGTCATGGTGCCGCCAGCCAATGGCAGCAGTCCAAGGTTGGCGCTGGCCAGCGTGCCGATCGTCACCCATGCGCTGTTGGCCGCATTGCGGATCTTCAGCAGTCCGGTCGTTGTATCTGCCCAC